AGTTTTAGCTGATGATCCGAATGCACCATTGAACGCTGGCTCACATTGTGGTTGGTGTAAAGCAAAGGCGGTGTGTAAAGAGTATAAAAACTATTGTGAGAGGACAGTTAGAATGGATTTTGAAAGCCCTAACGCACAACCTGTGAATCCTGACATGTTAACCGATGAGGAAATCTACGATCTAATATTTGAAAAAATACCTGTCATAGAAAAGTGGTGTGCAGCGTTGAAGGATTACGCACAGCAAAGAGCCGAAGAAAAGAACCCTGTTGAGGGTACTAAACTTGTCGCTACACGTGCTACTCGTAAATGGAAGGACGCTAAGGCTGCTGAGGCTGCTTTTGGTCACCTAGAAGGTGCTTATAAGAAAACTTTTGTTACTGCTCCACAAATGGAAAAAATTATCGGTAAGAAAGAGTTTGCTAAATATGAGTCACAATATGTTGAAAAAACTTCAACTGGTGTGACTTTAGTGCCGATAAGTGACAAGCGTGAGGCTGTCAGACCACTGGGATCATCAGAATTTGGTGCTGTGGCTATTGAAGATAAGAAACCTGCTAAACAAACAACAACCGCAATTAAATTATTTTAAGGAGAACTTAAATGACACAAAATGCAACAACTCAAAAACCTAAGTCTTTTGAAGATGTTATCGAAGAAAAAATTGTTCAAAAAGGTTTAACTGCGCCACGTGTAACAAAGGCGCAAATTGACGCATTATTCGAAAAAATCGAATATGTTTTTGGAATAGTCAAAGAAAACCGCATTATGTGCAGCGCATATCTTGACGGATTTGCTGTAGCAGACGGTTTTGGTCAATGTGTTGACCCTAAAAACTTTGACGAAGAAATTGGCAAGACGATTGCACATAAAGAGTGTGTAACTAAAGCCTACGATAAGCTATGGGAGCTTGAGGGGTATCGCCTTTCACGTTCCTTAGTGGAAGCTGCTGCAAAGCAGTCATAATGTGTTTTAACGATTAACAAGTTTATAAGGAGTAAAAACTATGCAAGATACAAACACATGTCATAAGTCACCGGTTAGCGGTAACATTATCACACCAAAGGGTAAGTTGTTTTATGCCCAATATGCCTACACACCCCAAAAGGATGATGCAGGTAAGGACAGATACAGCCTACAGCTTTGTTTTAAACCTGACATTGCCGAGAAAGGTTTGGTGATGCTTAAAAACGAAATGGCGGCAATTGCGCTCGACAATCTTGATGGCGACAAGAATCGTGCCAAAACGTTCGTTAATAACCGTTTTGCTGATCCTAACAACCGTTCAAAAGGTGGTAAACCTGCTGGTCCGGAATATGACGGATGGACATTAATGACTGCTGCTTCTAAACAAGCACCAGACTTTGTTCACCCGAACGGTCAAAAAGTTGATCCAGAGCAGCTTCAAAATGAAGCGTATTCTGGCCGTTGGGCAAGAGCTACGGTACGACCTTACTGGTTATCTAAAGGTAAGTACCCTGGGCTTTACCTTGGTTTGGTAAACGTGCAGTTGCTTGACCATGATGATCCGATTGGTTTTGTGAAAGCACAAGGTGAGGAAGAATTCGGTGCTGTTGAAGGCTTCGAAAGTTCAGCACCTGCACCTGCTTCAGGTGACAATGGATCATCTGTTGATTCACTGTTTTAGTTTTATTTCTAAAGGTGTCGAATTCGACACCTTTGGATTTAACTTGAGGTTTGTTATGTCTGAAAAACAAGAAAATGATTCTTCTGAAATAGAGAGCTATTACCGCTTAAATTACAGCAGAATAAAAAACGGTGCTTTATTTTATGACAAGATCGCTAACAGCGTTGTTATAGGCTACTTTATTGTGGCGTGGATTATGATTCTGCATGTTGCAGCGTTATTTTACAATAACAATCCTGTACTAAATGTTATCGGTATATCACTGACAATGGCTGCTTTAACAAGTGCCTATTTTGGTGAATGTATAAGCATCGCTACTTTTTACAAACATAATGATGTGAAAAGAGCAATAAGTATTGGTCATAAATTTTTGATGCCGCAAACACCATTAAATTTAATCAGCTTTATTTGCTGGATTTGTTCAATTTTATTATAAGGAAAATAACAATGGTAGACGATATGTTAAAGGGTGCAATTGGTGATAATGCCAAAAAAGCACTGAAAGACTATATTGATAGGGTAGAACGCTTAGAGTCTGATAAACAGGCTATAGCTGACGATATTAAAGATATTTATGCTGACGCAAAAGGTGAAGGTTTCGACACTAAAATCATGCGTCAGGTAATCCGTCGTCGCAAATTAGAGCGTGAAGAACGTGACGAAATCGACAGCTTAATTGAAACTTATGAAGGTGTTATTGATAGCCTTGAGGACATGATGTCATGATAAAAATAATCGCTGATGATATATTTTTAAATGGTAAAAAAGTTGGTGAGATCACGGTTGGTACATCTACTGACCGTGATACATTTGTGGAAATTCTTGAGCGTGACTTAGAAGATATTTACACCCACAGTTTTACCATTCAGTGCCCAGAATGTGAACATGAATGGACGGATACGTTTTATGAGTGATTCGGTAAACCATCCTAAACACTACACATCACATCCATCTGGTATTGAGTGTATTGAAATTACCCGTCACATGAATTTTAACTGCGGTAATGCGGTTAAATATTTGTGGCGATCTGGGCTGAAAGAATCAAACCCGTCAATTCAAGAAATTGAAAAGGCAATATGGTACTTAAAAGATGAAGTTAAAAGGTTAAAAAATGAGTAAGGAAACACATAAATTATTGCTTGATATTGAGCATGAAACAGAGCTTGCGGTGCTGGTAACTAACCTTGAGGACGAAAAAGTCTGGTTACCTAAATCGCAGATCGAAATTGATGGTGCTTATATTGAAGTGCCTGAATGGTTAGCTGAAGATAAGGAGTTAATTTAATGAAAATATCACAAATATCAATCGCTGCACAACGCACGATAAATCTTGGAAATTATGAGTCAATGCAGGTTAGAGGTGAATGCACAATAGACCTTGACGAAAATGACTTGATCGACGATGCCCGTGAGCGTGCCATAAGTGAGATTAAAGAGCAGATGACTGACGCTTTTGATGCTGTGAAACCTAAGAATTAGGCTGTAATGCACAACGTAATATTCGATATAGAAACCTACCCCAACGTCTTAACAATTACCTTTTTAGACCCAAAATCAGGTAATGTTAAGACGTTCGAAATGTCTGAGCGTAAAGACGACTGGCAAGAGTTTCTTGAGTTCGTAGATAAATGTTGCATGAATTTTGTCAGATGGGTCGGTTTCAATAATTTTTACTTTGACTATCAAGTCCTGCATCGCCTGATAAAGCATAAACCTTTTGCCCAGATGCAGGATAAAGCACTTTTCGCATACCAGGTTGCTCAAAAAATTATCAATTTTAAAAAAGAAGAACGCTTTAAATACATTATTTGGGCACATGAACACATAATACCGCAAATTGACCTTTTCCGAATCCATCATTTTGACAATGTGGCACGGTCAACTAGCCTTAAAAAGCTTGAATTTAATATGTGTTCCAGCACAATCGCTGACCTACCTTACGCTGTAGGCACACGATTGAACAGTGAGCAGATCGACGAACTTATCAGATATAACATCCACGACTGCCGAGAAACCGCTAAATTTTACGAAAAATCTTTAGATATGATCCGCTTTAGAGAGGAATTATCGAAGAAATATAATAAAAACTTCCTCAATCACAATGACACCAAAATCGGTAAAGACTACTTCCTGATGGAGCTTGAAAGAGCCGACATAAAATGTTTTGATATAAGAGACGGTGAGCGTGTACCGGTTCAAACCAAACGCTACATAATGTTCATAAAAAACATCATTTTTCCATATATAGAGTTTGAAAGACCTGAGTTTCAGGCAGTAAAAGAGTGGCTTGAAAGGCAATCAATCAGGGAAACAAAAGGTGTTTTTACCGGCATTGAAGATTTAGGCTCTTTAGAGCAATATTCTAACCTTACAACAGTCAAAGGTAAGGTGAAAAACCTCAATTGTATTGTTGACGGTTTCCAGTTTGATTTTGGTACTGGTGGTATTCACGGGTCGGTAGAATCGACAATTGTTGAAGAAAATGATGATTTTGCAATTATCGACTATGATGTGACCAGTCTTTACCCGTCAATTGCTATCGCAAACAGGGTTTTCCCTGAACACATGACAGAAAAATTTTGTGATATTTATGAGCAGGTAAAAAAAGACCGTTTATCTTACCCTAAAGGTAGTCCAGAAAACGCAATGTTGAAACTGGCATTAAACGGTGTATATGGTGACTCAAACAACAAATTCGGCGCATTCTATGACCCTCAATACACAATGACCATCACCATAAACGGTCAATTAATGCTTTGTATGCTGGCTGAAAAAATGATGGGTGTTGAAGGTGTTTCACTTATTCAGATCAACACTGACGGTGTAACAATTAAAGTGCCTCGACATCGGATTTCCGAGATCGAAGAAATCAACAGAGAATGGGAAAAATTAACAGGTCTTACTCTTGAGCGTGCTGATTACAGTAGAATGTTTATCAGGGATGTGAATAATTATATCGGTGAATATACCGACGGTAAGGTTAAGCGGAAAGGTGCTTACGAATACGAAATGGCGTGGCATCAGAATCATTCAGCACTTGTAGTACAAAAAGCTGCTGAAGCACATCTTCTACGTGGTGAAAACATAGAAGATTTCATAAAAAATCACGATAATGACCATGATTTTATGCTTCGAACCAATGTACCACGCACTAGCTACTTGTTAATCGAATATGATGATCGTGCTCACCAGCTTCAAAATACCACCAGATACTACATGTGTAAGACCGGTGGGCAATTAGTGAAAGTCATGCCTCCACTTAAACAAACACCATCAATGTCACAGCTCGAAGAAAGAGCAAAAAGACCTGCTGAAAAACGTGATTTTGAGATTTTACGCAAACGTCGTGAAAAACTTGGAGTTAAAGACAGAGAGCGTACAATCAACATAAATGACGGTTATAAAGTGGCTGTAGCAAACACTATTTACGGTAAAATCAAAGACATCAATTATGACTGGTATATTGGTGAAACTCGCAAGTTGGTTGACCCTTTATGGAAAGGAGCTTATACTGATCTGATGAGCTAATCAGGAGGATTTCGCCCATGCAGGTTCAATTACCAACCGGTGCACTGGTTACACCGAGTTCTTACTACCCATTAGAATGGAAAGTACAGCAGGCTATCGCTGAAGTTTATAATTCTTACGGTATAATGACATACTGTAAACCAAAAACCCTGCGTAAATTTGGTGAAATAGTAACCAAAGAAAGACTTTTATGGGTGGCAGCAATGATAGTTTTACTGGCTATCTGTGCTATCGCTTTTAACTAATTCGTTTTTATCATAAAGCTCTTTTTTATATTGCCTGTGATCTTTCATGGTCTCACGATGTTTTTCTTTATCATAATATTTCATTGTTCCACCACGATCATGACGATCTTGTAGATTTTTTGCTTGTCTTTCAGGATGACGAATAAATTGTACTAATCTTTTAGATACGCCATATTTTTCAGCAAGTTTATAATTGGAAAGACCTTCTGGGTTTTCACGTATTTCAATTCTTTGTTCAGGTGTAAGTTTAATCCGCCTATCTTTTTTGCGAGGAATAAGTAATTTCTGT